TCTTATATGTCACTAAGATGTTTCCTATCTCTAGCACCATCATAAACAGTTCTAATTTCTTTTCTTTCAATTATCAATTCGCCATGAGCGACTATCATCATTTGTCTGATGTTGGTGCTAGTGGTTTGTCGTACTATGAGCAAATGCGACAGTACATGGAATTGATTGATATGAAAGTAAACGGACTGCCTTTGATAACCTTTTCTAGAAAGCAAAACCGTTTGTATATTCATAGCGATATTGAAGACGGTGTCTTGGTTTCTGGTAGTTACGTTGCCTTAGAAGTTTATCAAACCGTAGACCCGACAGCACACACTTCAGTATTCAATGATATGTTCATGAAAGACTATACCACTGCCCTAATTAAAGAGCAGTGGGGGCAAAACATGTCAAAGTTTGAAGGCATGCAACTCCCTGGAGGAGTAACGATTAGCGGAAGAACTATGCTTGAGGAAGCAAAAGAAGAAATTAATAGTTTGCGAGAACGTATGCGTCTTGAGCAAGAAGTTCCCCCAGACTTTTTTGTAGGTTGATATCATGGCGACCTCTCCTTATTTTCGTCAAAACGTTCGCTCAGAACAAAACTTATACGAGGATTTGATCGTTGAATCCTTGAAGTTTTACGGCAATGACATCTATTATATACCACGCGAAGTAGTTTCTCGTGATATGATCTTCAATGATGCTGAACTTTCTCGGTTTGAATATGCATACAAACTAGAAGTCTATATCGAAAACACTGAAGGATTTGACGGAGAAGGAGACCTATTTCAAAAATTTGGGGTTGAGATAAGAAACTCAGTAAACTTTGTTATGTCTCGCCGTAGATGGAACACAGAAATACGTGCCTATGAAGAAACTCCACAGAACAAATATTATAGACCAAGAGAAGGCGACCTGATTCATCTTCCTCTTTCTGGGTCAACTTTTGAGATAATGAGCGTACAGGACGAAAGTCCTTTCTATCAACTAGGGCAATTGCCAACTTTCAATCTTCGTTGCGAGTTGTTTGAGTATAGTGCAGAAGACTTTGATACTGGTATTGCACAAATAGACGATATTGAATCTTTTGCGGCATATCAGTATCAATTGGTTATGGACTCTGCTTCAACTGGATATGAAGTTGGAGAGATAGTAACACAAACGTTTGATGATTATGTAATCACCGGAGAGGTTGTAAACTGGAGCGATTCTGATAATAGGATGAGTCTTGCTCATGTGGGCAACACTTCTGGCGAGTATAAGGTTTTCACCACAACTGCTCAAGTAATAGGAGACAACTCTAGTGCTGTTGCAACACCAACTTCCGTCCTAGAACTACAAGAGATACAACCAGGGAGTCCTGGTGGAGCAGACGGAAATGTAAGCAGTTTTGATATCTCTGCTTTTGAGTTCTTAGACTTCAGCGAATCTAATCCGTTTGGAGACCCACAATAATGTTTGGAACTCACTTCTATAATGAACGTGTCCGAAAATCGGTTGCCATTTTTGGTTCTCTGTTTAATAACATTTATATGATCAGAAAATCTGGTAGTACGGTTTATGATCAAATGAAAGTTCCTCTGGCATATGCTCCGCAAAGGAAATTTCTTGAGCGTATAAACGAGATGAATGATGGGGAAGATAACGAAAGGCAACTTGCTATCAAGTTGCCTCGGATGTCGTTTGAAATATCTGCTATTTCTTATGACCCGCAGCGTCAATTACCCAAGATGAATTATTTTTCTAAAACTGGTGCTGAAGACAACCAAAAAGCAACCAAGTTTTATGCTGCAACTCCTTATATCATAACTTTTGAGTTGAGTGTTTATGCAAAGCAACACGACGATGCATTACAAGTGGTTGAACAAATCTTACCATACTTTGCACCACAGTATACTGTTTCTGTAAAACCAGTAGCAGACTATAACAGCATTGTCGAAGACGTTCCTGTTATTCTCCAATCTGTTGTCTTTACTGACGACTTCGAAGGTTCTATGGAAAACCGTAGAACTATAATATATACATTGACCTTTGACATGAAAGTTGCTTTCTATGGACCAAAACCATCAGAAAGTGAAGTTATCACCCGCGTCGACTTTGACCTTTTTAATATGGATGTAGACTCTGCTGGAACTGATTTGTACTTAGAAACCGTGCGCGTAGAAACTAACCCAAGACCAGTTTCTCAAGATTCGGATTATTCTTTGGTCACTTCAGTTCTAGACAGCGATACATATGTACCACATGACTACACCTGAACATCATTATTTTTTTAAAATTCCAAATGTAGAGTTGCCCAAAGAAACAAGAAAACATCTTATAGAAAGGGCAAAGCAGAACAAAGATATTCCTTTAGAGAAGTTTAAAAAGGTTAAGTTATCGGGATATGATTCTATTGCTTCTGAATTGATGTTTGGTACTATTTCAGGCGCGCAAACAACCGCTCATAACGTTAGTTCTTCTGTAGCGAATGAAGGACTAAGATATAATTGGGTTGGTATGTATGGACTACATGGATTAAAAGATGTTGTTCCTGATTATGACCCTGTTGTAGATTCTATCTACAATATGTTCACCGAAGAAGCAAAAAAATATCTCTTTTATTTTATTGTGAGTAGCACAGAACCATACGGATATATGTCTCCTCACATGGATCAACGCACCTTTGGCAAACACAGAGAATCTGTTATATTCTTTCCCCTTGAACCATATAACGAAAAGGATTGGGCACCTTTGACATATTATACTACAGAAGGGGAAACTCTGCCCATTAATTTCTATCACTGTTATGCTGGTAACACAGAAGCAGTTCATGGTTATGAAAATAATGAACATTATAGGTATCACTTACAGGTTGCTTTTCTGCAACCAATGGAAGTGCTATATAAGTTGCACACAGAAAACAGGTTGTTCAAATGAGCGACGAAGAAAAAGACAACGACTTTGAGTTTACTCGCGAGACTCTTTACGACCTGATATGTAAGGGTAGAGAAGGTGTAGAGGAAATGATCGAGGTCGCTAAGAGCAGCGAACACCCTCGCGCCTATGAAGTCCTTTCCAAGTTGATAAAAGATACAGCAGACACCTCCTCTCAACTTTTAGACCTTCACAAGAAAATGAAGGATATAGAAAAGAAAGACAAACCTGCTCTTCCTCAGGGGCAGACTACCAATAACGTCTTTATCGGTTCAACCACAGACCTTCAGCGCATGTTGAAAGACATGAACGAGAAGGACGTTACACCAGACTATGACAGAATTGAAGATTCAGGACACGACTAAATTTAGGTCGGACACCCATTATCTTGGCAACCCTCATGTAAAAAGAGATGGGGTAGAAGAGGAATGGACCCAAGAAAAGGTAGCAGAATATGCCAAGTGTATGGCGGATCCTGCTTATTTCGCTAGAACTCATATCAAAATCATAAACCTGAACGACGGACTAGTCCCCTTTGAGTTATATCCATATCAAGATGAGATGTTTACTCACTTCAATTCTAACAGGTTTTCGGTCGTACTAGCATGCCGACAGTCTGGTAAGTCTATCTCTTCAGTAGCATATCTTCTTTGGTATGCTATCTTTCATCCAGAAAAAAATGTAGCAGTGCTTGCCAACAAAGGTGCTACTGCTCGCGAAATGTTGTCTCGTGTAACTCTTATGCTCGAGAACTTGCCGTTTTATCTTCAACCTGGATGCAAAGTTCTAAATAAAGGTAGCATAGAATTTAGTAACAATTCAAAAATATTCGCCGCTGCTACTTCGGGGTCATCTATTCGTGGTCAGTCTGTAAACTTGCTGTTCCTTGATGAGTTTGCTTTTGTAGAAAGAGCAGCAGAGTTCTATACCTCAACTTATCCTGTAGTCACCTCTGGTAAAGAGACAAAAGTGATTATTACCTCTACTGCGAATGGTATCGGTAACCCTTTTCATAAAATATGGGAAGGTGCTGTACAGGGTGTAAACGAATATAAACCGTTCCGTGTTGATTGGTGGGACGTTCCTGGAAGAGACGAGGCGTGGAAAGAAGAAACAATAAACAACACCTCACAGATACAGTTTGATCAGGAATTTGGCAACACCTTCTTCGGAACAGGGAACACTCTCGTAAACGCTGAATGCCTATTAAACCTAAAGGCGGCGAGA